GCCCGGGTCTTCTCCAGCTCCTCGATCGGCCAGTTCAAGGACTTGCGGCAGACGTGGGGTGAGAACACGGTGTCGGTGATCATCGAGAAGAAAGCCGCCGGAGCCCCGCTGATTCAGGAGATGCGCCACATCGGCGTGCCCGTGCAGGAGTTCACCCCCAGCCGGGGTAACGACAAGACGGTACGCGTTAATGCTGTATCTGACCTGTTCGCTAGTGGTAAAGTGTGGGCTCCGAACACACGGTGGGCCAAGGAGGTCATCGAGGAGATGGCTGCGTTCCCGGCAGGCGACCACGACGACTATGTGGACACCGCGACACAGGCTCTGCTCAGGTTCAGGCAGGGGAATTTCATCACGCTCGACTCGGATGAGTGGAAGGACACGCCGAAGTCGTTCAAGAGCGCACGAAGAGCGGGGTACTACTGATGGCAACGCAGAAGTTCATGGGGCAGGGCGAGATCATCAAGCGGCTGGCGGAGCAGATGCGCACGCAGAAGAGCCCTCCCAAGGACCCCCACGCGGCGGCGATAGCGGTGCTCCAAGCACGGGGGCACTTGAAGGCTGACGGTAAGACGTTTACAGCTGCAGGTGCGGCGCGTAACCAGATGACTGCGGAAGAGCGTGCTAAAGACCGCGCTGCCCGCGCTACAGGGGCGTCTCCCAGTTCATTTACATATAACCCGCGCACAAACAGAGCGCGGAGAAAATAAGGTAGGTAATCACTATGGCCATCGACAAAGCGTTGTACCAAGCCCCGGTTGGGATTGAAGCCGCAGCAGACGAGCCGGAGATCGAGATCGAGGTGGTTGACCCGGAAGAGGTCACTGTCGGCGTCGATGGCGTGGAGATCAGTCTGACCCCCGGCTCTGAAGAAGAGGAAGAGGCGGAGTTCAACGCCAACCTGCTCGACTTCATGGACTCGGGTGATGTGACAGGGGTAATCACCGATCTGGCAGCGGAAGTGAAGAATGACATTGCCTCCCGCAAGGATTGGGAGGACATGCTGAAGAACGGCATCAAGCTGATGGGCTTGAAGTACGAAGAGCGCACAGAGCCGTGGGCGGGCGCGTGTGGCGTGTACCACCCGATGATCACGGAAGCAGTGGTGCGCTTCCAGTCCGAGACGATCATGGAGACCTTCCCCGCTGCGGGGCCGGTCAAGACCAAGGTCATCGGCAAGCAGACCAAGGATAAAGACGCTGCGGCGCAGCGCGTGCAGGAAGACATGAACTGGCAGCTGACCGAGAACATGGTCGAGTTTCGCCCGGAGCACGAGAAGATGTTGTGGAACCTGCCCGGGGCGGGCTCCGCGTTCAAGAAGGTCTACAAAGACCCCATGCTCGACCGGCAGACCTCCGTGTTTGTTCCAGCTGAAGACGTCATCCTGCCGTACGGCACGTCCGAGCTGATGAGTGCCCCCCGTATCACGCACCGCATGCGCAAGAACGAGAACGAGATTCGCATGCTGCAGGTGGATGGCTTCTGGGCGGACATCTCGCTCGGTGAGCCGCCGAAGATTGTCGATGAGATTCAGAAGACCAAGGACAACGAGACAGGCTTCTCCGCGCTCAACGACGATCGATACCTGATCAATGAGGTCTGCGTTGACCTGAACCTGCCGGGGTTTGAAGACAAGGATGATGAAGGTACGGAGACCGGTGTGGCGCTGCCGTACATCGTCACTTACGTTGAAGGCACCAACGATGTGCTGGCGATCCGGCGCAACTGGAAAGAAGGCGACAACAAACGGTTGAAGCGCCTGCACTACGTGCACTACCAGTACATCCCCGGCTTCGGCGCTTACGGTTTCGGCCTCTTCCACCTGATCGGCGGTTACGCCAAGGCGGGCACGTCGCTGCTGCGCCAGCTGGTGGACGCGGGCACCCTCAGTAATCTGCCGGGTGGTTTGAAGTCCCGTGGTCTGCGCATCAAGGGCGACGACACGCCGATCGCACCGGGGGAGTTCAGAGATGTGGACGTGGGCTCGGGCAACATCCGGGACAACCTGCTGCCGCTGCCGTATAAGGAGCCGTCGCTGGTGCTGTCGGGGCTGCTGGACAAGATTATCGAAGAAGGCCGACGGTTCGCTGCCACTGCGGACATGAAGGTCGCTGACATGTCGGCGCAGGCTCCAGTGGGCACGACGCTGGCGATTCTGGAGCGGCAGCTGAAGGTGATGAGTGCCGTGCAGGCCCGGATACACTATTCGTTCAAGCAGGAGTTGAAGCTCATCGCTGAGATCGTGCGCGACGATTCACCGGCCAACGAAGAGTACAAATACGACGTCGATGCCGAGCAGGGGCGCAAGGCGAAGTTCAAGGACTATCGATACACGGAGATCATCCCGGTGTCGGACCCCAACGCTGCCACGATGACGCAGCGCGTTGTGCAGTATCAGGCTGTGATCCAGTTGTCACAGACTGCACCACAGATTTATGACCTGCCGCAGCTGCACCGCCAGATGTTGAAGGTTCTCGGGATCAAGGAAGTTGAGAAGCTGATTCCGACCAAGGACGACATGAAGCCACTGGACCCGGTGACGGAGAACCAGAACGCGTTGATGGGCAAGCCCGTACGTGCCTTCGCGTATCAGGATCACGAGGCACACATCCAAGTGCACATGATGGCGATCCAAGACCCGCTCATGCAGCAGATCATCGGGCAGAACCCGCAGGCGCAGGCGATTCACGCGGCCATGATGGCGCACTTGGCCGAGCACGTTGGGTTCGCGTATCGCAACAAGATTTCTCAGGCGCTCGGGGCTCCGATCCCGGCTGCAGACGAGCAAGAGGGCATGTCCGCCGAGATGGAAGTGTCGCTGTCGCAGCTGCTCGCTCAGGCGGCTCCGCAGGTTCTCGCGCAGAGTAAGGCGATGGTGGCTCAGCAGCAGGCACAGCAGAACGCACAAGACCCGCTGTTGCAGCTGCAGGCCAAGGAGTTGGAGATCAAGGGGCAGGAAGCGAAGACCAAGGCGGATGAAGTTGCGCGTAAGCAACGCAAGGACACGATCGACGCTGCTGCCAAGGCAGACGAGATTCGCATCAAGGAGCAGGAGTTGGAAGGAACGAGGCGCATCGACGGCTTGAATGTATTGACGGAGATCGCACGCCTCGCGGCTGAAGGACAGCGCCAAGCTGATGAACCCAAGGAGAAAGCATGATTACGGTTTTTGCCGATACGCTGCGCAAGCAGATCAGGGAGCAGATGAACAACTACGCCGACGATGTGGCTACCGGCGCGTGCGAGACGTTTGAAGAATACAAGAGACTTTGCGGGGTGATCGAAGGTCTGGCCACTGCAGAGCGTTTCCTCTTAGACCTTCGTGAAAAAGTGGAGAAAGACGCAGATGAATGACGCTACGCCGACAGCGCTTGAAGAAAAGTGGGAGCAAGAAAAGCAAGACAACGCCCGGAAGGCCAAGCAGTTGCCTGATCCGTCGGGTTACCACCTCCTGTGTGCGATACCCGAGATCGATGAGAAGTTCGACAACAGCCTCATCATCAAGGCTGACGCAACGATGCACCACGAGGAGATTCTGACCACGGTGCTGTTCGTGCTGAAGCTGGGCCCTGACGCGTATCAGGACAAGGCGAAGTTCCCCACGGGCCCGTGGTGTAAAGAGGGTGATTTCATCATTATTCGACCGAATTCCGGAACGCGGTTGGATATTCACGGCAAAGAGTTCCGCATCATCAACGACGATTCTGTCGAGGCTGTCGTAGAAGACCCTCGCGGCATCCGTCGCAAATAAGGAGTAGCTAATGGACAAGAAAGAATTCGAGTTTCCGGACGAAAAAGCCGAAAAAGCTGCTGCAGCGCAGCAAAATCAGGCTGAAGCCGAGCTGGAAGAGGGCGATGTCGAGGTCGATATCATTGATGACACCCCTGAAGAGGATCGCGGGAGGAAACCCCTCGCCAAGACGCCGGATGAACCCACCGACGAGGAGCTGCAGAGCTACACTGCTGGGGTGCAGCAAAGAATCAAGGAGCTGACCCACGCCCGTCACGATGAGCGCCGCGCCAAAGAGGAGGCGGTGCGGGAGAAACAGGAGCTGGAGCGTGCCGCCCGGGCGCTGGCGGCGGAGAACAAGCGTTTACAGCAGTACGTTCACACAGGTGAGACTGCGTACGCGACCACGCTGAAGTCAGCGGCGTCCTCCGAGATGGAGATGGCCAAGAAAAAGCTCAAGGAAGCCCATGAAGCGTTCGATACGGATGCGATCGTAGAGGCTCAAGCGGACTTGAACTCGGCACAGATGAAGTTGATGCAGGCCGAGAATTTTAAGCCTACCCCTTTACAGGAAGATGATTCTGAAGTAGAAATAGCAGCAAGTGCTCGCAATGCACCACGCCCGGACGAGAAAACCCTGAACTGGCAGGCAAAAAACCAGTGGTTCGGGAAAGATGATGAGATGACAGCGGTTGCGTTTGCCGTGCACAAGAAATTGATCGGTTCGGGTGTAGACCCGCGAAGTGACAAATACTTCGAGAGCATCGACTCTCGCGTGCGCCAGCTGTTTCCGGAGGCTTTTTCGTCTGAAAAGGACGACGCTGACGACGAACCCCCGGTTGTGGTTAGAAAAGCGGCTACGGTTGTAGCCCCCGCAAAGCGTTCGAGTGGAGCCAAAAAAGTGACTTTGACCAAAACTCAGGTTGCCATCGCCAAACGGCTGGGCGTCCCGCTCGATCTTTATGCTAAACAAGTTGCTGCACAGGAGGCCCAAAATGGCTGAGAATCGTCTGCTCCGAGAGAACCAAACCCGCGACACCGCGCAACGTACCCAGCAATGGGCACCCCCCAGTTTACTGCCGAGCCCCAAACCGCAAGCCGGTTGGGTCTTCCGGTACATTCGGACGAGCATGATGGGTCAAGTTGACCCCACGAATACGTCCGCGAAGCTTCGTGAAGGTTGGGAGCCTGTGAAGGCTGCTGACCACCCCGAGTTGCAAATGCTCGCTGAGCCCAACAGCCGCTTCAAAGACGGCATTGAAATCGGCGGGTTGCTGTTGTGCAAGGCCCCGGAAGAGATGGTCAACCAGCGGAATGATTACTACCGCAAGATGGCCGACTCCCAGATGGACGCCGTGGACAACAATTTCATGAAGTCCAACGATCCGCGTATGCCCCTCTTTTCGGAGAAGCGCACCAGTGTGTCGTTTGGGCGAGGCTCAAAATAAACCTTTCAGGAGTTAAACAATGGCATATCCGACTATCGACAAGCCGTATGGCCTGAAGCCGGTCAATCTGCTGGGCGGTCAGGTGTACTCTGGCTCCACCCGTCAGATTCCGATTGCTTCGGCTCATGGCACGGCGATCTTTTACGGCGACGTGGTTATCATGTCGTCCAATGGTTGCATCACCGGCGCTGTTCTGACGGCTACCACGGTCAACGTGGTGGGCGTGTTCCAAGGCTGTTCCTACGTCAATACGCAGGGCCAGCGCGTGTTCTCCCAGTACTTCCCCGCCGGTATCACCGGCACTCCGGATACTACCGACGGCATCGTTGCTTACGTCGCGGATGACCCCGATCTGGTGATGAAAGTCGCCATCGTCTCGGGCACCACCGTCGTTGCGCAAGCAGCCCGTACGGGTCTGGTGGGTGGTACGGTTGCTCTGGTAGCCAACACGGGCCTGACGACCACGGGCGACAGCCAGCAAGCGGTTCTCAACGCGGGAAGCACGACCACGACCGCTCCGTTCAAAATCATCGACGTTGTTTCGGACACTGCTCCGGCCACCGGTTCGTTTGTCGAAGTCCTCGTGACTTGGAACCAAGGTGTCCACCAGTACCGCAGCAACACCGGCATCTAAAAAGGGAGCCTAAAACATGGCTATTTCACGCGCCCAACTACTCAAAGAACTCCTCCCCGGCCTGAACGCATTGTTCGGCATGGAGTATGCCCGCTACGGCGAAGAGCACAAGGAGATTTTCGAGACCGAAACCTCCGAGCGTTCGTTCGAGGAAGAGACCAAGCTGTCGGGATTCTCCGCCGCTCCGGTCAAAGCCGAGGGCAACGCGATCTCGTACGACAACGCGCAGGAAGCATGGACTGCTCGTTACAACCACGAGACCATCGCTCTGGGCTTTGCGATCACCGAAGAGGCGGTCGAGGACAACCTGTACGATTCGCTCTCCAGCCGCTACACCAAGTCGCTGGCCCGTGCGATGTCCTACACCAAGCAAGTTAAGGCTGCTGCGATCCTGAACCAAGGCTTCGCTGGCGGTCCGACCTACGGTGACGGACAGGTTCTGTTCTCCACGGCCCACCCGCTGATCAGCGGCGGCACCAACAGCAACACGTTCACCACCCAAGCCGACCTGAATGAGACCTCGCTTGAGGCCGCTGTTATTCAGATCGCTGGCTGGACGGACGAGCGTGGTCTGTTGATCGCCGCCAAGCCCCGCAAGCTGATCGTCCCGCCGTCGCTGATGTTCGTGGCAACCCGCATTCTGGAAACGGAACTGCGTGTCGGCACCAACAACAACGACATCAACGCACTGAAGAACAACGGTTCCATCCCCGAAGGTTTCCGCGTCAATCACTTCCTGACCGACACCAACGCATGGTTCCTGTTGACCGACGTGCCGAACGGTCTGAAGCACTTCGTCCGCACCCCGCTGGCAAACAGCATGGACGGCGACTTCGACACCGGCAACGTGCGTTACAAGGCCCGCGAGCGTTACAGCTTCGGTGCCTCGGACCCGCTGGGCGCGTTTGCGTCGAGTGGTGCCTGATCGGTAGTTGTCTTGGGAAAGGGCCTCTTCGGAGGCCCTTTTCTTTTGGTTGTCGTTCTGATATAAAGACTGTAGACCCCAGATTTCACTCGTATCGACTGGCTGGGCAGACTTGTTAGAGACGATACGGGGATGTGCTAACACACGAAAGGTAAGACATGGCTATCACCACTCTCGAGGGCCCGGTACGTTCGCTCAACGGCTTCTATACCCAAGGCCCCGGCTCCACCATTGCTCTCTCGACCACCGCTGACACGACCCTGACGCTCGCTCAACACGCAGGTCGCATCCTGACGTTTGCTGGCGGCGCTCTTGCCGGTAACATCACGCTGACGCTGCCCGCGATCAACACCACGGCAGACCCCGTTTCGGCTGGCCCCGGCGCAGACCCCAACACCAGCAACAACATCGGCGTGACGTTCACGATCTGGATCACCGGCACGATCTCGGCCAATTCGCTGAAGATCGGCACCGCCGCTGCGAGCAGCGATGTGTATGTCGGCGCGGTCACCGTGGTCGATTCGGATACCGCTGGCACCATCAACGGCTACGTTCCTGCCGCCACCAACGACTTCATCAACCTGACCTCGACCTCTGGCGGTATCGCCGGTTCTTGGCTGGTGATCACTTCGCTGGCTGCTGACAAGTATGCGGTCAACGGTGTGCTGCTCGGAACGACGCCCGCTACCCCGTTCGCTGACTCCTAATAGGGGGGTTTCGTGAGACCAATTCGAGTAACGGTTAGCTCGGCGGCTGCGTCCAACGTCATTCCGTTGGATCAGTATATTTCGCCGTTCAACATCGGTCTTGGCGTCAGTCTCAGTGCGGGTGCTTCCTTGACGTATACGGTTCAGCATACGTTTGATGATGTTTTTTCGTCTACGTTTGATCCGGCGACGGCCAACTGGTTTTCTCACGCAACGATGGTCAGCAAGACGACCTCGTTCGATGGAAACTACGCCTATCCGGTGACGGCGATTCGGCTCAATGTCACCGTGTACACCAGCGGAAGCGCCACTATGACTGTCGTGCAGGCCGGTATCCCCAACGCATAGAGGCGAACATGAACTTGAACCCCAAAGAGCTTCAGAAGTTTTATGATCTCTGGTCGCCTATGTTGCTGGCGCTTCCGGCTGTCATCGAAGCTGCTGAACGCGAAGATGAGCTGAAGCGTGGCGTCACGATTCTGGAGAGAAATCTGCAGAATATCCAGACTCAGATCGCTGACGAAGAAGCCCGCATCGAGCCCGTCAGGAAAGAGGTCGATGACCAGATCAGTCAGCTTCGTGACCTGAAGGCTGAGGCGCAGCGCGGCTACGAGCAGTATGTTGCTGATGCCAAGGCTCACATCGTCAAGATTGACGAAGAAACCGAAGCTGAGGTCGCTCGCATCAAAGCGAAGGTATCAGTCGCCGGTGCCGAGCTGCAGTCCGCAGAGCGTGAAGTCGTTGTTGCAAAAGCCAAGGCCAACGCCGAAGCCAAGCAGCAGAAGGCCGAACTCGAAGCGGAGATTGCCGAGCTTGAGGCCAAGAAGAAGTCCATCGAAGACGCACTCGAAAGCCTGAAAGCGAAGATCGGTTGATATGGTCGGAGTAGTCGGCAGTGGCATGAGCTACTACTATGACGGTGACAGTGCCGAGCAGGAGTTTTCGCACATCGTCGGCACCGTTACCGCCTCCGGCGACACGACCATCTACACCCCCGCTTCTGGCAAGAGAATTCGACTGAGATGGCTTTACGCCATCAACGACCCGGGCTCCGCTGCCTCACCCCTGATCAAGATATTCCTCGGGGCGGAAGAGAAGTATCGTGTGTATGCGGTCAGCAAACGGCAACTGACAACCGGCCCTGTTGATGGGTCTTTGATCGTAAATTTGAGTGAAGCCGCCGAGGTGGCTGTCACATTTCTTTTAGAGGAAATCTGAAATGCCAACCGCTTCTTATGCCAAATACACCTCCGGTGTAGAGTTTCTTGTCGAAGGTATCAACGCTGGCTCCGATGCGTGGAAGGTTGCCCTTTCAAACACGGTCAACGTCGCTGACACCACCTTCACCCCGGGCACGACCGATCTCGCCACCGGCAACGGCTACACGCAGGGCGGCAACGCCGCAACAACTTCGTCCTCCACACAAACTGCTGGCACCTACAAGCTGGTGCTGAACTCTCCGGCAACGTGGACGGCTACCGGCTCCGTTGGGCCTTTCCGCTATGCGATCCTCTGGGACAGCACGACCTCTCAGCCTGTCGCATACTGGGATTACGGCTCGTCCATCACGCTGACGTCAGGTGATACCTTCACCGTGACTCTGGATGGCACCAACGGAGTCTTCACGGTTGGCCCATAATTTCTCAGTAACTTCTGACGCGCCACACGGAGTTACCTTTTCCTGCTCCGTGTGCGGGGTCGTTCTCGAATTCGTCCATACGGATTACGGTTCACCTAACCCGGTTTCTGATGGCTCTGGCTCTTGGCTTGTTCCTGAGCCAGTCGATGGTTGGGCAGGCACCTGCATAGAATGAAGAGCGTATTCTCAGGAAACACCGTTGATCTCGACAAATATTTGTTGAGGTCAACGCCATCTCAGAAGCTGGAACGATGGCTCGGAACTGAGACCGTCGAAGGCATTTCGATGAAGATGCGGAATTGGTATGGCCCACCGATTCCTGTTGCCGGTGTTCCGGGGAGGGTTTATGCCTGTGCGGGTGGAGATTTCTGCGGCCCTATTCGTGGCGGTTACTTTGGTAATCTTCTCGAATTCTCTGCTGCGCGAGTTCGGAGTTTCTTGCGGGACGTCGGACGTCCCCAGTATCAGCTCAACGCCGGTTTTGCCTCGTTGCAGGCCCTTATTGATGACGTAGAGCTTTATGGTCTTGGTCAGAAGTTTAACTTCTACAAGACCGGCGTTACTCAGCCAGCAACTTCTGCTTCTGGGTGGCTATTTTATCGAGGCCCTGTTCCCGTTGGCGCAAACGCGCCGGGAGCTACCGCAAATGACCCCGGGGGCACCGTCTACACGAACACATCTCTTGGCGGTTTCCGTCAAAAGTCTGACGCGGGAACAAACACCACATTCTTCATCAGTGGCGCTGGTATTGGCAATCAGACCGCATCCAATGGTTCTTTAATGTTGGTGGACTACCTGTGGGACGTCAACCTCAACTACAATAATACAAACAATTCCATCACCGGGGTTCCCACCCGGTATCAGACCGCGACTACGGCTCCGGGCAATTTCATGTCCGGCGACACAACTGTGGTACTCGGTGCCACAGCGGCGAACATTCAGCTTACCTATGTGGATCAGGACGGTAATGCCGCTGAGACTGCTCCCAACCTTTCGATCAGGATCAACTCTGCAGTCGGCACCATTCCACACACAGCTCCGGTTTGGTTTATCCCGCTGAATGCCGGTGATACCGGCCTGAGAAGGGCAACAAACATTGCCTTCACCAACGGTAACAATGGATATGTAGCCCGTATGATCGCCCATCCTTTGGCGATTATTCCGGTCAATCAACAGGCAGCGACCTCCGGCCAAGCATGGTCTGTGATTGATGGCGTCAACAGCGCGTTTCAGTTCGAGCGTGTATATAATGGTGCCTGTTTGGCCCTAATGGAGTTCTACAAGGGCGGAACCACCGCCACCTCCTACACCGGAACCATAATGCTTGCGAGCGGCTAATGAAGACCATATTCAGCGAAAATACCCTCGATCTCGACAAGTATCTGGTTCGCGCCACCCCGGCACAGAAGCTGGAGCGTTGGCTGGGCGCAGAGGAAGTTGAGTCTATCTCGAAGCGGATGAAGGGCTGGTACGGCCCGCCTATTCCTGTCGCTGGCGTTCCCGGTCGCGTATACGCCTGCGGTGATGGTGATTTCTGCGGCCCGATCAAGGGCGGCTACTACGGCAATCTGGTTGACTACATCGCCGGACGCACGAAGAAAGCCACCCGGCTCCGTCATGGCAGTTTAAACGCAGGGTTCACTTCCCTGTCCGACATGATCTCGGAAGCCACGGTCAGCAGCAAGAAGCAGGTTCGGATGTATCAGAAGGTCGGCGTTGCTGCTCCGGCAATCGGTTCTTCGCAATGGCTGTGGCCCCAAGGATCGTTGCCTTCAGCCGCCTCAGTTGCGGCAGCGGCTCCGGGTGGAACCGCATACACCAACTTATCCGCAGGTGCATTGGAGCAGTTCGATGCCGGTGCCGGTGATACGCTCCACTTCGTCAACTGGATTGGCACCAATACTCTCGCTGGCGGCACCAGCCTGATGCTGGTCGATGTGTTGTGGGGTGCCAACTTCAACCACGCGACCGCCACCGCCGTCACTGTAACCGGTGTTCCGACGCGATATCAGACGGCAACAACCGCCCCGGGTAACTTCATCTCCGGCAACGTCACGACAGTTCTTAATGCTACAGCGAGTAACCTTGTCCTTACTTATGTGGATCAAGACGGTAACGCTGCTGAGAACGGTGCTGCCCAAGCAATTCGGGTGTCTTCGGCGGTCGGCACGATCCCGTATACGCAGCCTGTTTGGTTTTATCCCCTGAACGCTGGTGATACCGGATTAAGAAACATCACTACTTTCGACCTGTCCGCCGCACAAACCGGTAACGTGGATCATATGATCGCGCATCCGATTGCGCTGCTTCCTGCTGCTGGGGTGGCTAATCAGTCTGTTCTTCTTGATGGTATTAACTCCTCGTTCAATCTTGAACGCATTTACGATGGCGCGGCATTGTCGTTCATTGAGTATTTCAAGAGCGCCACAACTGCAACGACCTACTCTGGATTTATTACGTTTCTGAGCGGTTGATACGCTGAGGGAGGCCCATGACAAACAGGGTAGTATCCCCAAGCGGCGTAGCGGTATTTCTTCAGAACGACCAGCGTGCGCCTAGCTGGCAGTGGCAACCCGGAACCGCAGGACACGATCCCAATCCGCCGATCAACATCGAAGATGTTGGGCCGGTTGCGTATACGCTTACGGCCAATGCGGGCTCTTACGCCTACACCGGACAGACAGCAACTCTCGGGAGGAGCTACTCCCTCACCGCTAACGCGGGTTCCTACGCATACACGGGTCAGACCGCCACCCTAAAGCGCGGGTATTTCCTCGTATCCAATGCCGGTGCATACGCTTACACCGGTCAAAATGCAGTCATAAATGCTGCTCGGAAGATCACTGCCAACGCGGGCAGCTATGCCTATACCGGCCAGACAGCGATCCTCAAGCGGGGTTATTCCCTCACCGCCAGCGCGGGCAGTTACGCCTACACGGGGCAGACTGCTGGGCTCAAGGTCGCCAGAGCGATTACGGCAAATGCCGGTAGCTACGCATACACAGGACAGTCGGCAACATTAGGTCAGGGAAGGCTGCTCACCGCGAACGCAGGAAGCTATGCGTATACAGGTCAGACCGCAGACCTCACCTACACTCAAGGGAACATCAATTATTCCCTGACGGCCAACGCTGGTGCATACGCTTACACCGGGCAGAATGCCGTTCTGGCAAGGGGCCTGTTCCTTTCGGTCAATGCCGGGAACTACCCATACACCGGGCAGGCAGCAACTCTCGGAAGAAGCTATGCCCTGACCTGCAATGCCGGGGCCTACGCATATACCGGGCAGAATGCTGCGCTATCCAGAGGTCTGTCCATTGCCGCCAGTGCGGGCTCGTATGCCTACACCGGTCAGAATGCCGTCCTGTCCCGGGGTCTCTCCCTTTCGGCCAGCGCCGGAAGCTACCCCTACACGGGTCAGGCAGCGACACTTGGCCGGTCACAGGCTCTTACCGCGAATGTTGGTTCCTACGCCTACACCGGTCAGTCAGCGATTCTGCGTGTTGCACGGGGGATTATTGCCAACGCCGGGTCGTATGCCTACACAGGCCAGACTGCGACGTTGGGTCGCAGCAGAACGCTTTCTGGCGACGCTGGGGCCTATGCTTACACCGGGAAGAACGCGACCCTCGTTTACTTCTCGCCATACCCCGCCGAATCGGATGTTCGGCTTGGAGTTGTCTACGGCCCGGGCGGCATTTATACAGGCACCTATGCCCCTCCGCCGAGCAAGCAACCGCTCTATATCTTTGATGATTAAGTAAGTTGCATCTTGGCTTGAAATACGGATAATACGATCAGAGAATACCCAACATACGGGGAACCAATGCAAAACCAGAAAGGGTTTGACCTTGTAGGCAAGAAGCTCATGATCGGGCTTCCGGCGTACGACCACAAAGTGGGGGTCAAGATGGCGGTGTCGTTGATGAAGCTGGCTCAAAAGGTGCTGGAGCATGGCATCTCGATTCAGGTCAGCAGCATTTGTGGGTGCTCCGTGGTGACACGCGCACGAAACATGATCGCTGACGAGTTCATGAAATCGGATTGTGACAGCTTGCTGTTCATCGACGCCGACATGACCTTTGAGCCCGATGCGGTGATCCGCCTGCTGGCGTGGAACCAGACCAAACCGATTGTCGCCGGAGCCTACGAGGCCCGCAAAGAGGGCAAGGTCTACATCCTGTCCTTGGAAGGCGACGAGAACAACATCCAAATGGATCAGATGGGTCTTGTCAAGGCGCACCGCGCTGCGACCGGGTTCATGATGATCCAGCGCCAAGTCTTTGAGAAGCTCCGCGACCTCCATCCGGAGTGGGAGCACAAGGACAACACCGGCGAGAACATGCTCTACGCGTACTTCGATTTCAAGCTGACCCGGGAAGGCTATATCGGAGAGGACTTCCTCTTCTGTGATCGCGCCCGCGAGGCTGGCTTTACGGTGTGGATTGACCCGACCGTCGCGCTCGGTCACATGGGCATCCACGAGTTCAAGAGCCACTTTGGCAACGATGTCCTCTACCCGTCGATGGAACGCGCTGCAGCTGCAGCAGACGAAGAGGGGGAATTGCGGGTGGCGTATGGCTAAGAGTCCGGCATGGCAACGAAAAGAAGGCAAGAATCCGAAGGGCGGTTTGAACGCGAAGGGGAGGGCCTCTTACAACGCGGCCAATCCCGGAAAGCCCGGATTGAAAGCGCCGCAACCCGAAGGTGGCTCAAGGAAAGACAGCTTCTGCGCCAGAATGTCTGGCATGAAGAAGAAGCTGACATCCAAGAAGACGGCGAATGATCCGAACAGCCGTATCAACAAAAGCCTCCGGGCTTGGAAGTGCTAATTCAAGGAGTAAGCTATGGCTGCACAAGTTGAAGTCCCGAAGGGTAAGGCTCTCGAAGATTTGCGTCGTCAACGCGCAGAGCGAGAGCAGATGAAGCTGGAAGAAAAAGCCGGAGCGCCTTTGGGCAAGAAAAAAGGCGGCTCCATTCGGGGCGGCGGGTGTGAGCAACGTGGTAAGACCAAGGGCCGGATGCTCTGATGCCTTCCAAGTCCCAGTCCCAACACAATCTCATGGCCGGGGTGGCGAACAACCCCTCGTTTGCCAAGAAGGTTGGGATTGACCGCAAGGTCGGGGAAGAGTTTTTGAAGGCGGATCGCAAGCAGAGGGCATTCATGGCCGGTGGGCGGCAGACGCAAGCCAAGATCAACAAGGCGAATACAGCACACGGCAAGCTCGATCTGCCGTTTCATTCCGTGAAGTCCAACGCAAAGGGTGGTGAAATGAAAGAGTCCAAAGCAATGATGAAGAAAGAGCTGTCGTTCATGCAGAAGAAGGGCGCTCCGAAGTCGATGATCAAGCACGAGAAGGCCGAAGCCAAAGGCATGAAGTTTGCCAAGGGTGGTGGCATCGAGTCTCGCGGTAAGACCAAGGGCAAGATCATCAAGATGGCCAAGGGCGGTCGGTCCTGCTGATGCGCCCCTCTCGCGGCATGGGGGCGATTGCCCCCAGTAAAATGCCCAAGCCCAAGACCGTGAAGAAGCGGGATGGGAATGAGCCGGTGAAGCTCTATAAGAAGGGCGGCAAGGTGAAACATGGCGTACAAAACCACTGACACGACGGCCTTTAACCTCGACCTGAACCAGCTGGTCGAGGAGTCGTTTGAACGCTGCGGGGCGGAACTCCGCTCCGGCTATGACCTGCGCACTGCGCGGCGGTCGCTCAATCTGCTGACCATCGAGTGGGCCAACCGGGGGCTGAACCTGTGGACTATAGAGCAGGGGTCTCAGGTGCTGACCTACAACGTGGCCGACTACGACATGCCGGTGGACACCATCGACCTGCTGGATCACGTTATCCGCACCGGCACCGGCACCAACCAGACGGACATCAACATCTCCCGGATCAGCGTGTCCACCTACGCGACCATCCCCAACAAGAACGCCACGGGTCGTCCGATTCAGGTGTGGTTCCAGCGTAAGACTGGTGCGACCGACTCAACCAACGTCATTGAATACCCCCAGATTCACATCTGGCCGAAGCCGGACAACTCCCAGACCTACACCTTCATCTACTGGCGGCTGCGGCGTATGCAGGACGCTGGCAACGGTATTAACGGTCAAGACATCCCCTTCCGGTTCCTGCCGTGTATGGTGGCGGGGCTGGCCTACTACCTGTCCATGAAGCTGCCGTCGGTTGACCCCCAGCGCCGGATGGAGCTGAAGGCTGACTACGAGCAACAGTTTGCCCTCGCTGCCGAGGAAGACCGGGAGAAGGCTCCGGTTCGGTTCGTACCGCGCCAGATGTTCTGGTGACCTGTGCCAAACCAGTTTTCTTCTGGCAAGAACTCGATAGCGGAGTGCGACCGCTGCGGGTTCCGGTACAAGCTCAAGCAGTTGAAGCAGCTGATTATCAAGACCAAGAATGTGAATATTCTGGTCTGCCCGTCGTGTTGGGAGCCTGACCAACCGCAGCTGTCGTTGGGCCTGTACCCTGTAAACGACCCACAGGCGGTGCGTAATCCCCGCCCGGACGTGAGCTACCGGACGTCAGGCGTTACCGGGCTGCAGCTGACCCCCTCAGATACCGGGACACCGGCGGGTGGTAGTCGTATAATCGAGTGGGGTTGGGCTCCGGTCGGCGGAGCTAGGGCGAATGATTACGATCTGACCCCCAATTCGCTGTATCCGACCATTTCATTGGGCACGGTTACCGTGGCCGTAACTTAGGAGTGTCATATGGACGCCAAGAAAGCAGTCAGGAAACACGAGCAGAACATGCACCCGGGCAAGAAGCCGACCTTCAAAAAGGGCGGCGTCACCTCTTCCGCAATGAAGGCCGTTGGCCGTAACATGGCCCGTGCCAACAACCAGAGGAGCAAGTGATGGAAAAAATCAAGAGCGTCAAGGTCCCGCAGATCGGGGTTGTCGGCGCAGAGTCCTCGCTGAACACGCTGAACATCGCTGCGGGGTTCGTGGGTAAGGACAGTCCCGCTGCTCCCAAAACTTCCGGCATCAAAATTCGTGGCACCGGCGCAGCTACCAAGGGCGTGACGGCACGAGGCCCGATGGCTTGAGGCAAGCATGAACTACTCGACACTGTTTTCGTCCATCAAGGGGTATCTTGAAAATGATTTCCCGAATACCAGCTTTACTGGTAGCACCGGATCGACGGTCGAACTCACCAGTGCCGAGCAGATCAACACCTTCATCACGCAGGCCGAACAGCGAATCTACAACACCGTCCTGTTCCCCGCTCTGCGGAAGAATGTTACCGGCTCTACTTCGGCCAACATCAAGTACCTGAACTGCCCGACCGACTTCCTCGCTGTGTATTCGATGGCGGTGGTGGACGGCACCGGTGCCTACAGCTACTTGCTGAACAAGGATGTCAGCTACATCCGCGAGGCTTACCCTGTCCCCACGGACACGGGCCTGCCCGCTTACTACGCGATGTTCGGGCCGGTATCCACGGACGAGACCGAGCTGACGTTTATCCTTGGGCCCACACCTGCCGCCGTTTATACGGTCGAGCTGCACTACTTCTACTATCCGGAGTCGATCACCACGACCGTCAGCGGCTACACATGGTTGAGTGAGAACTACGACCCCGTGCTGCTCTACGGCTCCTTGGTGGAAGCCTATACCTTCATGAAGGGTGAGCCCGACCTGATCGCCGCTTACGAGAAGAAGTATCAGGAATCGCTAATGATGGCCAAGCGTTTGGGCGATGGCATGGAGAAACAGGATCAATACCGGAGCGGGACGCCTCGCGTCCCTGTAAGCTGATATGGCCTTCACCGGCAACGCACTGTGCAACGTCTTCAAGACCGGCCTGCTGGACGGCACCTACGACTTCGGCACGGGCACGACTGATGTCTACAAGATCGCGCTCTACACCAACGCTGCGACGCTGGACTCCGACACGACTGCCTACACCGTTACGGGTGAGGTTACTGACTCCGGGTATACCGCTGGTGGTGCGACCCTGACTATCAGCCAAGTGCCGACCATCGGGGCTCAGACCGGAGGCGGTGCTTCAGCGTATATCTCGTTCTCGAATGTGTCGTGGTCTGGTGCGATCACTGCTCGCGGAGCGCTGGTCTACAAGTATAATGGCACGACCAATCCGGCGGTCTTCGTTCTGGACTTCGGTTCTGACAAGACCTCAACGACCACGTTCCAAGTGCAGTTCCCGACAGCATCCAGCACATCGGCGATTCTGCGGCTTGCTTGACCAAGACGTTTAAACATCAAAGAGGCTACATATGGCGCTGGTGACTACGACGAAGGGTGACATGGAAGAGTCCCTTCTTGAGAAAAAAGAAGGCATGATCGAGAACGACCATGAGATCACCCAGTGGGTTGAGTTTTGGCATGAAGGTGAGTTGGTGCATCGCTCGGTTCATGTCACCCTGAAGAAGAACGTATTTGCTGACGGCGTAGCCGCGATGATTGCCTAATTTAAAAGGAGTTTGACATGGCCAACACACAAGCAATGGCTACCTCGTTCAAAGGCGAGCTGCTTACTGCAACCCACAACTTCGGCACCGCACCCACTCGCGGAACGTCAGCCGCAGACTCGTTTAAAGCGGCACTGTATCTCGCGTCTGCCACCATCAACGCCAGCACCACGGCTTACACGGCTACCGGCGAAGTTTCGGGAGCGGGTTATTCGGCTGGCGGTGTTGCTATCACCGCATGGAACGCCCCGACGACCTCGGGCACCACCGGCTACACCACGCCCACAGCCAGCATCACTTACACCTCTGTTACGCTGACCACCGCTTTCGATGCTGTTCTGATCTACAACAGCACACAGAGCAACAAAGCAGTGAGTGTGCATACGTTTGGTTCGCAGACGGTGACTGCTGGTACGTTCACGCTGACGATGCCTGCCAACACATCAACGACGGCACTTATCCGACTGGCCTAACTCAGGAACGGGGGAGTAATCCCCCGATAGCGCATGTTTAGCTACGCCCCGTTCTCAGCGGAGCCGTTTAGTGCGCTATCCGCCCAAACCTCTACAGCCGCCCTTGCTGATGTATCGGCTACTGGAGAGGTCGGCAACGCGACCGCCGATATATCGGTAAGCATCACCGGTAATGCTGCGACCGGTGAAGTCGGCAATGTAACTCAGTCCTCGTCCTGCGATTTAAACAGTGTCACCTCAACCGGTGACATCGGAACTGTATCGCCGTCCACCACGGTAGATGAGAACGGCGTAGAGGCGACAGGAGCGGTTGGAAGCGTCACCGCAGAGATATCAACCAGCATCACCGGTAATGCCGCCACAGGTGATGTCGGCAGTGTTACCCAGTCTTCGTCTTGCGATCTCACCAGCGCCACCTCCACGGGAGCTGCTGGCAGCGTAACGCCAAGCGCAGACACCAGCATATCCGGTGTTGCCTCAACAGGCGCAGCAGGGAATGTCACCGGTGAGGTCGCCCCCGCTATTACCGGAAATGCGGCCACTGGCTCAGTAGATAGTGCCACCGTATCAACAACGGTGGAGATCAGTGCGTGGAGTAGCTTCGGCGCGTTCAGTGATGCGCCCTTTGCAACCGCACCGTTCAGTGGAGACGCGATACCGCCCGGGGTATATGCCCAATCGCAGGTGGGCGATGTTGTTGCCGTCATCACCTATGAAGCCGCTCTCACCGGCGTTGAATCGACCGGCGGGGTCGGCAATGTAACGCCAAACACATCCGTAGCTCTCACTGGCGTAGAGGCAACCGGCGCAGCAGGTAATGTCACCGCGAACACCGATGTAGCGATCAGCGGGGTAGCGGCAACTGGTGAGGTCGGTAATGTAACGGCATCACCCTCATTTCCTATCTCCGGGGTAGAGGCTACAGGTAGCGTTGGGGATGTAACCCCATCGACGGATGTTGCTTTAAACGGCGTTGAATCCACCTGCTCGGTTGGCGACGTCACTGGGTCTACATCTGAACAGGAAGACGGGGTAATTGCCACAGGTCAGGTTGGCAATACCGGCGTTGAGATAGATGTCTCGATCTCCGGGGTAGAGGCCACCGGTAGTGTCGGCAGCGTATCCGTAGACCTTAGTGTTGAGATCAATAGCGGCTACGAAGGCGCTGGTGCCTTCAGTGATGCTTCGTTCTCCTTCGCTCCGTTCGGCGGCTATGCTGGGATGCCGTTGGTTCAGGCTACCGGTGAAACCGGGGAAGTGGTTGGCGAAAAGACGTTCCCGATCACCGGCGTAGATACCACCGGAGAAGTCGGCTATGTAACCCCTGAGAGAGACCTGACCGGTGTAGAGGCTACCGGTGCCATTGAAGATGTCACCACCAGCCGTGAGGTTGGTATCAATGGTGGATACGATGGTGCCGGAGCGTTCAGCGACTCCCCGTTTGCGTTTGCTCCGTTTGGCGGCTACGCGGAGATGCCGCTCGTTCAGGCATACGGTCAGGTTGGCGAAGCCACAGTCGATATCTCGGTTGCCATCAGCGGCGTGGAAGCCACTGGTGAGGTTGGGTATGTAACCCCGGAGGCAAATCTCACCGGTGTTGAGTCCACCGGAGAAGTCGGTAGCGTTACCCCTTCGATCACCGTGGAGATCAATAGCGGGTATGAGGGTTTCGGTGCCTTCAGTGACTCGCCCTTCGCCTTCACTCCGTTCAGCGGCTACGCGGGGATGCCGTTCGTCCAAGCGGAAGGGCAGGTAGGCGACGTATCCCAAGAGGTCTTGGTAGATGCGGTCGGCGTTGAGTCTACCGGCGAGACCGGAACCTTTTCCGTTGATCACACAAACGATTTAAACGGTGTAGAGGGAACCGGTGAGGTAGGGGACGTCACCGGAGGGGCAGACCTGACCGGGGTAGAGGCCACAGGTGACGTTGGCTCCGTAGAGGTCAGTATCGAGGTTGCCCTTACTGGCAATGAGGCTGCTTGCTCGGTTGGGGATGTGGGACAAGCGGCCTCTGCATCCATAACCGGAGTATCCGCCACCGGCGCTGTGGGCGATTTTGAGAAGTTCATGCAGGTCGTTCTCCGGGGTGTCCGGGCTGTTGGCGAGGTTGGGAACGTCGAGCTGCCTCCCATCTGGTTTGAGATCGACACGGTTCAGGTGCCGAACTGGGGGCCTGTCACTGCGACGGCTGAAGCTGGATGGGGGGTTATCTCCACTCCGCAGTCTCCGGGATGGGTTCTGGTGGATACCGGGGCGGTATCTGGCGGCTGGGCTTCGGTAGCAACCCCGATGACCACGGTATGGTCACTGATCAATACGGGAGCCGTTTCCGGTGGCTGGGGCCCGATATCTACCCAACAGGGCGCTGGTTGGACTATTATCCCGACTGAAGGTGTCACTGGCGGGTGGGGTACAATCGGCTCTCAGCAGACTCCCGGATGGACTTCGATCCCGACAAGCGGAGCAAGCGGTGATTGGTCTGAAATAGATACAACGCAGGATGCAGACTGGGGAGAGGTAATAACATGACAAGAGCGGCTCTACTTGCCATAATATGCCCGGTGCAACCTGTATACCTCAACTTACTGATATGTAAGGATTAGATATGGCATTCGCGCTCAGTGATCGAGTCAAAGAAACCACAACTACCACCGGAACCGGCAGCATCACGTTGGGCGGCGCAGCCACCGGGTATCAGACATTCAACAGCGGCGTAGGCGTTGGCAACACAGCCTACTACTGCATTGCCGGTCAGGGAACCTCGGAGTGGGAAGTCGGCTTCGGCACCCTGTCCGCTTCCACGACCCTTGCGCGAACCAAGATATTCGCGTCCTCGAACGCTGGCTCTGCAGTCAACTTCTCCGCTGGCACCAAGGATGTGTTCGTAACATTCCCCGCAAGCGCAGGTTACTCTGGAGCCAGTGCGCAACTATTCACGGCAAGCGGCACCTTTACGATCCCGAATGGCATTACGCGGGTCAAGGTTACTTTGGTTGGCGGTGGTGGCGGCGCTGGCGGCGGGCAAGACGATGGTTGCACTGATGAAGCCGGTGGTGGTGGTGGTGGCGGTGGAACTGCAATAAAGTGGCTAACCAGTCTTACTCCGGGAAACACACTGACCGTGACGCGGGGCGCTGGAGGCGCTGGCTCCACCTATAATTCTAGTTCATATGGCGTCACTGGCGGAACATCTTCCGTTTCTTCCGGGACTGAAACCATTACAACCGTCTCCGCTACAGGCGGCGCTGGCGGTCAATTCGGTGCCACTGGCGGCGGCGCTGGTGGCGCTGGCGGAACTGGTTCTGGCGGTGATTTAAACCCGAGCGGCGGTGGGGGCAGCAAGGGCGGCATTGGCGGAGGTTCTTCACTAGGTGGCGGAGGTGGGGCACCGAGCGGTGCTGGTGGCCTCTACGGCGGCGGTGGTGGTGGCGGCAATGCAAGCGGCACTGGCGGCGCTGGAGCGAACGGCATAGTCTTTTTTGAATGGTGATATATGAAAGCACTCATCTCAACTACAGAACCTCGTGAATCCGGCTACCGTGTTGCTCAGGTAGAGGCGGACGAAAATATCTTCCCCGTTGCTCCTGAACTGTTCTGGACTGATTGCCCGGACGATCTGAAGGCCGACCAGAAATGGTATGACCCTACTGATCAGCAGTTCAAGGACTTCCCGGTGCCGGAGCCAGTGCAGCAGCCGCAGACTCAAGGTACGCAGACGCTGTGACCATTCCTGTCCCGCCGATGCACAGCTTCACCTACGATGGCGCGATAGTGAACGTATTTCACGCCAACAAAGGTGAAGGATTACCGAAGCACGAGCATGTGTATTCTCATGCCACGTTCTGTGCTGCTGGTTCGTGCGTCGTGCGGAAGGAAGGTAAGGAAGTGGTTGTGGTAAAGCAGACTCAACCGCTAAATCTCAGAGAGAACGAGTGGCACGAGATTGAGGCGCTGGAAGACGGCACGGTGTTCATCAACGTATTTTCGGAAACCAAACGATAGCCTAGATAAAGGCGGGAGAACCCATGCCCGGATCGACCTACTC